CGCAAGGGTATACGAACTTCAATTTAAGAATTGACGTTTTTGCTCAGAACCCCAGGCATGTCCTTTCCCTCGTTAAGAGCGATTGGAACAACAAGTGATTTACCAATCACTTGGTGCCTTATAGAGCTATCGCAGTAGCCTGCGACCATCTCCAATGGTGGATATCGGTACGGTATACTTACCGGCTCCCTCGAACGAACCCTTAAGAAAGGTTACGATCGAAAGATCGGTGGAACCATGCGATGAGCATGCACTCCCACGTTCTGTGGAAGGCACCCCTCACAGGGTGTTAAGTACACTTTTATTAAACGTTCAATATGAAATCTAAATTTAGAAATCACATTTACTTGCTTAATGTACCGAAAGTCCTAAGACGTGACTCTTGAATGAAGGACCATGATTTTGGTCCTTGATTCAGGATTCTCACGTGGGCTGTAGGTCTGGGACAAGAGGACGTTAGTTTACTTCATATTCTTTACAAAAGAATAAGAAGTATGTATGTCACCCAAGGTAAGAGGCGAAACTTACGTTTCGTTTATTCCTACCTGAAGGAGGCATATACAATAACTGTCTCTGTAAAAGTATCATCCGCTTATACACCAAAAGTTGGTGTACGAGTTGGAAAAGTAACAGGTTTACCGTTACTGATACCAGGAAGAATCCGTGAAAGGATTCTCACTGACAGGAGACTTTATATTGCTGTTTTGACTATGTTGGGTATCCACAGAGTAATTCCGTGGTGACCCGATGTTGACCTTAAGACTGTGACGGATCCCTTCAACGGGACACGGCAAACTATTCAAGGCCTTAAAAAGGCTAAGAATAAATTGCTTCGTTTAGCAGGAGTTAAGTCTTTAAGTTTTAGAAATTTAAAGGCGCAACCTCTGTTCATTCAATCTGCAGGGCCTAACGGCTCTATAGCTTGGATGAATGTGGTTCAGGATATGATTGGTATCTTGCGATACCCTTCATATTGAATCACACTATTACAGTGGTTTTACTTTACTCGCAGTTGGTTCATGATCACTTCATTTCTGTTAGTGAGCATGGGCGCAAGCTTTGCCATCGTTACTATAGCCTTAAGGAGGCTATGGTGACGAGTTGGCGCACCTATTTACCGTGCCCTTGTGACATGAAGATCGTTCTTACTTCGTAAGAATTTAGAACATTCATCCTTTCCAGAATGAATCTTCTATGATTTTCATGACACTTCTCTTCTGACTTTTGTAATATTTCTTTTGAAATTTACATTGCCAAAGGAGATGTGGGTACCTGGTAAAGAGTTACTTAGCTTAACGCACTTCAACCTTTCTCGTCTATCCGTGGTTTATAAGACCGCGGGGAAGGCGAGAGTGATTGGTATAACCAATTACTGGGTTCAAGTAGCACTTTATCCTTTACATAAGGAAATCTTTAAATTTTTAGGGAAGTTACCTACTGAC